TTTTAGTATCTATCTTTGCCATTATCTACTAATCCCCAATACCTTTACTTTATGTGGAGATAACTTTGCAGCAGCACTAAAAGCAGGAATCTGTGTACCAGCAGATGCTTCAGAACCACCACCAGAACCTTTTGCTGCTGATTGAGCCTCTTGATAAGCAACTGTTGTTGTAGGTGGAGTAGGGGCACCTGGAGTTGCTGATCCTGATTGATTAGGTGATATTTGTGCTGCTCTTGATTCGTTTGCTGCTTTAATATCTGCCATTACTTTGTTTGGATTTGCAAATGCCAATCCAGTTTTCATATCCAACTTGATTGCTGCATCCATCTTCTCATCTGTTGCTTTATGTGCAGCACTCGAATTGAGAATAGGATAAAGTACTTCATCTGGCATATCTACAAGTCTTCCTCTATCATTCATACGTTCCATAACATCAATAATATTAGTCTTTTCATAACCAGGAACCTTATTAATCTTACTCATAAGTTCCTTCTGATGTGCCATTAAATCCTCAACAGCAATAGAACCACCAATTTCTTTATAGTCTTCTTTATCCTCTATTACCCTACCACCTTGTGTTTTGTAACTAGATACAAATTTTTCATTACGATAAACATACATATCTGGTCTCACTTGACCCATTCTATATCCAGTTGTTCCAAAATGAGATTTATCAGCTGTTTCATAAGAACCTTTTTTAACTTGACCACCACCTTTATAACCATTAACCAAAGGAGTTTGGGGAATTACAAGACCACCACTATTAGCCTTAAGAGGAACACCTTCTTCTGGTTTATTTGTACCACCAGCAGCAGCATTCATACCTTCTAAAGTATCAGTGCCATATTTTTCTACAGCACCCTTGGACATAACAAACTCACCAGGAGTTAGCATTGCAGGAACTGTATCAGTATTACCAGTTCCAGGAACTTCTCCACCCTTATTCATTTTTTCAGGAACTCCAGGAGTTTGTTGTGTTCCAGGTTCGGGTGCATCACCTACATCATCTTCTGGTTTTAAGTCTCCACTTTCATCTTTCTTATCTTGCTTATCCGCAAGTGCTTCTGCTTTAGCTGCCTCTTTCTCACCTTTCGCTGCTTCCTTATTAGTCTCCTTCGTAAATCCAAACAAAGATTTTATTGAATTTACAATCTTTGGAATAAATCCAACTACCAATGCAGTTATTCCTATAATAATTCCTGCTGGTCCTAACATCGACCCTGCAAATAATAATAGACCAGTTAGTATTGCAGGCCACCAATCCTTAATGAACCTAAACAGACTAGAAACTTTCTTCGCATTAGCAGGATCACTAAACCAATTCATAAACATCATTATTGCCTTGGCAGCAAAGAATTTAATAATCCACTCCTTAATACTATCAAAACCTTTTTTAACAGGTGCAAGCATTTTCTCACCTGTCTTTTTAAGACCTTCACCTAGCTTACCACCACCCTCTCTAGATCCTTCTTTAGCATCTCTTTTATCTTGTTCAGCATCTATATCAGCATCATCTTCCTTACCTTTATCCAAGTCCTGCTGTTTTATTAATGTATCATGAATGGACTTAACAGAATCAACAATAGTCTGTATACTAGTTTCTAATGGACTACCAACAGGATCTAAACTCTTAAGTTTCTCTCCTAGATCTGACTTTTGTGATTTTATTATATTCTTTAATAGAGTTATCTTCTTTGCATTTCCTCGTGCTGTTCTTCTTAAAGTAACAACTCTTTTAAGAACACTCCTCGTATGACCAGCAAGTTTACTAATCGATTTATGAATCTTCTTTTCACCATCTGATCCATCAGCACCAGAGGCACCATCGGAACCACCAAGACCATCTGATCCACCAGCACCATCAGAACCACCAAGACCATCTGATCCACCAGCACCATCAGAACCACCAAGACCATCTGATCCACCAGCACCATCAGATCCTGAAGCACCATCTATACCATCTAATGTTTTATCAATACCATCTATACCATCAGCACCCGAAGTACCACCAAGACCATCAGATCCTGAAGTACCACCAAGACCATCAGATCCTGAAGCACCATCTATACCACTAGCTCCCGAATCACCATCAGACCCTGAAGCACCATCTGATCCATCAACACCTGATCCTGTTGTGACTTTTGGTTTTCCACCCCATCCTCTTCTACCTCTCCTACCACTTCTACCTGTCTTTCCTGTATCTCCCTTCTCACCCTTTATACTACCAGAACGTATACCACCACCACTACCACCTTTTTTCTCAAGTTCAATCACCCTCATCAAAGTTTTCCTTTGAATTCCAAAGGACTTACTTAATGTCTTGTGTAATTGGGCAAGAGCAATAGGAATATTTTTTTCAAGGCCCTCAACTCTACCAGCAAGCTTCATATGAGGTTCGTGTTTCTCCCTCATAGACTTTATAAAGCCTCCTCCTGCATATGAATTGGGTCTACCTTGTGGCATTAGATCTTGCTTGTTGTTCTTGTTTTAATTTTTCCTCTTCAAGATGTTGTTGAAGAAGAGCAACATATATGTCTCGTTCCCAAGGAATAAGATTTTCAATCTCTGTTAATGAATATTTATGATACTGCATGAGAGAAAAATTAAGTCTAAAATAATTCTCTAGATCCATGTGGATCATGCCTATGCGAAAAAAGCCGCTAGACCCTCCAACGTCACGTCACTTACAACTTTAGTCTGTGGATTAGTTACCTTAAGAGTATGAGATAACTTTGGCATTGTTTCAAAGAAAGTTTCAATCTCTTTAAACTGCGAGGAATTCATTGACTCAAGGAAATCACTCATCTCCTTCTTCGTACAATCTTCTGCTGCCCAAACTTCTTCTTCACTATAAATTTTATCAATACACTGGGCAATCAAATCAAATGATTGATCCATCTGATTCTTCTCATCCAAATCAAAGTTAGACTTAATAAACTCATCCAAAGATGGATACTTCATTTCCATCATAAGATTTGCATCAAGTTTAATCTTATTTGTATGACCTTCATTTTTATGACATTTAATATCATCTAAATTAATATTAACTTTCACTTCTGTTTCCTTATCATCGGGACAAATAATATTAACATCAAGATTCTCTCCTACAGACTTACCTCTGATATTAAGGAAAAGATATTCAATATCAAAGGTGGGAAGTGCTTCAACTTTAACACCTCTGGTTTTAATACATGCTTTAATGACTGCTTTAATAGCAGTTGTAATTTGTTTAGTGTCTTCACTTTCTAATGCGATGACAAGAAGTTTCTCTTCTTTAACTAGGAATGGTCTGTACTGAACAGTCTTTCCTGTTGATGGCAACTCAAGTTCATAAGTTGGCGTAGCAATCTTTGGTAATGGCATAATATTTTAATAAAGATTTCAGTGTATTTTATTTAGTCAGGCAAATCCACCTGTGCTCCATACAGAACGTAATAAGTCATTGGCACCCCAATTACCAGAGTTCATAGCAGATCCTCTATCTACACCACCTGTAGTAAGTCCCAAAGCAGATTCATTAGCATTTGCTTGTGCTTGTGGATTTGTAAATTCTGCTACTCCAGTAGCTTCTGCTATATAATATCTACTATATGCAAATGATACATTACACTTTAATAAATCAGAAGAAGCATATGTCACTGGCATAGAAGAAATTGCTAATGGAAATGCATTAACAAACTTATAGGTAAGTGGTTTTACACTCTTTGCAGACACCCTATTTTTATGTTTTGCACCAGTACTCTTTTCAAATTTAGTAACCTCCAAAGGGCCTTTATACTTACTTGGAAACTTCATCCTATAAGAATAATTTTCATTCTCAATACCTTCACCTGTATTAGTAATATAATTCAACCATGCTTCAAAAAATCTAATAGGTAAATACTGTTCCGCATCACAATAAAAATTTAAATCAATACGATCATCAAACTGTCTTCTATATACATGTCTTTCAGTAACTCCAGGAAAATCATTAAGTATTTCACTCGTTGCTAATTGAGAACCTGGAAGTTGAGCCTCACAACACTGAAGATTTAACTGATCCTGTTTATAAGTACCACCAATATTTGATAAAAAACCATCAAACCCATCATTGTTAAAAGGTTTTCCTATATTAACATGGTATTGTGAAGTAAGTGCGGGGTTTAATAAATTAGCCTTAATCTCATCTACACTTCTTGGTCTTACGGATGCCATTAGATAAATACTTTTTGACCTTATATATTATGTATGCAAGTTAATGGCAGAAAGTATTAAGAGTCGGTACAAACCAGTA